TCAAGGTCTTTCGCTGACATAGCAAGTTTGTAATACTGCAAAGCAGAAGCCTGCATGTCTTCTTTGCTCATTCGGAAATTGCCGTCAACTACACCTTGAAATTTGCCGGCTTTTTCAATTTCCTTTGATATACCAACAGCTACCTGACGTGCAGCAGCATCACCTCTAGCAATAAAACGGTATGTAGGTTCAGTAGTGACCACCGCAAGACTGCCGGGGGATTTACGACCTTTTTGAATAGCAGCTAAATCAACAAGATTCTTTGTTGCAGCACCAGTTTCCATACCTAATGTTGCATTTTGAGCCTCACTAACAATCTTCGGCGTAATGTTTCCATCAACTCCTGGTTTGGCAACAGGTGTTTGCATCTCCAATTCAAGTTGTCTAACACCTGCTTCAGTCTTTTGTATATCTCTCTTGCTTGTGTTGTAGTCAACGTGTGCTTCCAGTGGATGATCACCAGGACGTGGCTGTGGTGCTTCTAGAGATTTAGCTGCTTTGTACTGTTCCGCAACTTCATCAACTGGCTTAAACCAACTCATAAAATCAGGCACCTTAACGCCCTTCATTAATTTGAGTGCATTTAATCCGTAGCCAAGAATATCGCCAAAAATACTCAGACCAACTGATTCGTACATGTGTTTTGTACGCCGCACTTCAGGAGTATCCTCTTCGAGCGTTCTCCAGTTTTCTGGAATATTCAACGACCCGCCAGTGACATCATCAAGCATTGCCATCAAGTTGTCACCTTCTTCAGATGTGTCACTGACATATGTGACACCAGCATCAAGTGCGGCGACAGCACCAACAGCAGTAAGTGCTTTTTGAACTTTGTTTAGACCACCAATAGCTCGGATGCTATTTACAACAGCACCTGTTCCAACAAGAGATGGCAAGATAATACTTGACATTTCACGAAATTTTTGAATATGTGGATTCTTAAATTTAGTAAAATCATCATACATATCATCCAGTACATCTCCACCAGGCACCATACCAACAACGTCCATTGCAAAGTCAATACCACTGATGGGAATAGAAGCAAGTCCTTCAGCAACATCCATACCGAGATTATTTGACTCCTCTGGTTTTTCAATACCAGAAAAGTCTCCTAATTCTCTAGAAGGTTCAAATTCAGGTTGTGCAATGGTATCGTTACCTGTTGCTTTTAAGTCCTCAATACGTTGATCAAGCTCTGCTTGTACTTCAGGTGATCGTTGAAATTCTTGTTCAGGTTCAACAGTGGTTTGTTGTTGCGTTTCCTGTGGAACTACTGACTGCTGCTCTTCTTCTTCTTCTTCCTGATTAAGTGTGTAATCAAATTCGTTCATTGTCTGTTGTTTGGATCTTTACCGTGATGGAATTTAAAACGTCTCCCACTAGGAAGCTCGATGTACAGCATGTCATCCCCTTCAGTTGTCGTAATACTATCAATAACTCTCGCGGGTGGTTTTAGAAAGATAGGTCTGCCATCGTGAATACCGTAGTCATAACCATTTGAAGATCTATTGGCATGACTTTCCCAACTACCCATCATAGGAACCTGAGGCAAAGGAACCCTACCTTTTTCTAAATCATCAACGAATAGATACTCAGCAATTTCGGGGTCGTCATATTCAAAATAAGCACCCGTTTCATCTTCAGGAGTATTTGGATTGTCTAGTTGCTTTACATCTAGATGCGGACCTGTAGATCCCCAGCCAATACTATGGACGTTATAGATATGTTGCATCGTCGCATCACCATAATTAGGATCACGAGTTGCAGGGCCTTCGTATTCAATAAAAGGTTGGTCTACATTGACCCCATTTTCTCTGGCAATTCGAAGAACCTTATTTACATATTCTGGATCAGTAGCATAACCACCATCATAAATAGCTTGCACCATTTCACGCGGAGTGTTTGCTTCATTTACGCCAGGATATTTCTTAAGAGTATTGATGTAATCTTCTACAGACTGTGAAGGAGATTCATAGTCCTTAAACGTCGACCGCTGTGTAGTCCATTGACCATCAATAAACTCAGTATAGTTACCGCTAGAACCTTCACCCGAAGTACTTTTAATATTAAATAAATTATTTCTTCCTGCCATAAACTTACCACCACCAGTCTCTAGTTGCCACATGGACGCAGCAACATGCGGTGCTTTAAAACCGCTAGCTTTAGTTAGTGAAAGTACATCTGAATAACCTTGACTATGGGTTCGTACAGCATGAACCTTATTACCACTAGCAACAATGGCTGTGCGTAAGTTTTCACTATTTAAATTCTCTAAAATATTGAGAATTTCAGGAGGAGTAGTAGTGATGACATTTGAAGCTAAATCTTTTTCAACAGTAAACTTTCCTTTTAATTCAGGAGCAGCTAATTCAATTTGTGTCTGCAAAATTTGCTCTGCAGGTATGCCTGAATAACGAGCTAAATCTTGAAATAAAGTAGGTATCACCTTTAAAGAATTTGTTTGAATTTTTTTGGCTAATTCTTTAGCTTTAGACGTGGTTATAAATCTTTCATTAATGACGCTGCTAGGTTCAGCATTTACGCGATTAAGCATGTGCGAGACGCCTTTACCCAGATCAGGAGGAATATATTTTTCTTCATTCTTAGGGTCAAATCTGATAAAGAACCCGTCACCTGCTGTTGTTACTGAACTGGTTTGAAAGTCACCTTTTTCGTCGCGAATCTCTGCAATGGTTAAATCCTTTGCCTGTTGTTGAATATCATCTAAAGTCGTAGATTCACCAGCACTTTTTTTAAGATCATTTAGATGAAATTGATATCGTCTCAAAGCGTGTTGTTTTGCTCTGAGAAAGGTGAACCCCGTCTTACCTTTACTGAAATCAAAGTCATCTTCAAATTTATCTTTTAGTACCTGACCTAATTCCTTTTCAACATCCTTTAGGGATTGGGAATACCCCTGACTTTCTGCGGTCAACCTAGCAATATCTTCTTTGTATTCGTCTAAAACTTTTGTATCAACGATGCCATTAAATGTGCTGAGAGTAAGTGATCCATCAGCCTTTTGTTCTTCGATATAATCTATAACTTTTTGACGTTCATCAGCTTCAATGGTATTCGCGTAAAGAATCGCTTTAAATTCACTAGGATCAGCGCCCAGTTTTTCAATCTGAAAGATGAAATCATTGGCGGCAGCATCAGTAAAACCATCACTGTCGATCATGGCTTTGACAGCAGACAGAACTATCCTTTTATCATTTATGCTCTTTAATCTTAAATTTTGATTTTCTAGTTCGATAAAATATGTGTTAATTCCATCTCGTAAATCCCGCAACCCTGTGGAATTTTTGAACGCATCTTTAAAACGGCGTTTAGGTCCGCCGTTAATTGAAACCTCAAAATTTTCAAGAGTTTCCATGTAGCGGTTAGCTTCGTGTATGTCTGCGAAGCGACCGTTTTGCACAGCAATTAACTCTGCCTCAAGCCATTCTTCACGAGCTACTCCCTTTCGTTTATAAACTTGAATATGTTGCCAGGCTGAATCGATAGCATCTTCTGGGGATTGAGCATCGTCGTAGATTGTGTTCCATTTCTGAGTCCGTTCAACCTTTGCTTCTTGTTCATCAAGTTGACGCTGACGTGCTGAGCGACCGCGATTAGCTGCACGTTCAGCTTCCACCATCTTTGGATAAAGAAAACGAGAAACCATAGGGTCACTGGTTTCACCAAACTCCGTGATGTAATCAGTAGTGTTTCTAAGTTCTTGGGCCTCAATAGCATCATTAAATTGAGTACCCATTCCACGAGCTTGACCTAATGTGTAGTTCGTAGGTGTACCATCAGGATTAAGCAGGTAATCAGCCTCTTTTGCTGCTAAATATTCAGGATAATCCAGACCAGCATTGACAAGCATAGTCTTCTTCATTCCGTAGAATGTCGAAGCATTGCTTTCTCTAATGGATCTAATTACATCTGAAGAAGCACCTGCTTGACGAAGCTTCTCGATAAGAAGTCGATAGTTTTCGTCGTTTTCTATATTCGCCTTTTCAATCTTACGGATATAGTCAACATCAGCAAAATTAAGCCCTGCCATAGCGATGACATTTGCTAAGTCCTCGCCTCTTTTTTGACGACGCTCAGTCATTTCAGTGAAAAGATCACCTGAAATTTTTGCAGCAGTTTGAGAGAAAGCAGCGATACCTTCAAATTTTGAGCGGATATTTTCTTGCTCAGTGTTGGCATTTTCCCGAGCAACTTTCATATTCTCAACCATCTGGCTGCGAATTTGATTTCTGTTTTCAGACTCAAGGTCAAAAACAAAATCTCGGTTTTTTTCTTCTACTCTGTACTTTTGATTTAGCGAATCAATGTTTTCTTGAGCATTTTGAACACGAATTTTGAAGTCGTTCTCCATACGTCGTAACGTACGTTCTCCTTCTTCTTCAATTCGTCTAGCTGTATTAGGAAGTGATATTTCCTTAAATCCAGAATTACGGGCGTACCCTTTGAATTTAGACATTTAAGTAAGTTTAAATTAACGGTCGAACCATCCAAGTGATTGTCCTATGGTGCCAAAATTATTCGCAATATTTCCTACACCAGCCATAGCTTGTGCAAAGGAGTTCCACGATGAAGTAGTTTGTGGTGCGTATTTCTGAGGCTCAGGGGGTTTAATAGGTGGCAGAGGATCAAGGAAGATAGATCTAGGCAGTTCAAGCGGCCTTGGAATTTCTGGAGACATAATCGGCTCAAGCATCCTGTTGTAATGAGCACGCATATCTGCAGCTTGCTTATCACGGTCAATCTTCATCAAATTGCTACGATAATTAGCGGCTGCACTCTTGATGGATGCATCAATTTCTCTAAGACCAAGGTTATATTGTTGACGCTTACGATCAATAGTATTGTCTTCCTTAGCTGTCATCAAGTCAGCATTATTAATAGCATTAATCATTGATTGATCAATAGCATTCGCTTGAATTTTAAATTCTGTTTTAGCGGAAGACATTGATTCTCTGATAGATGCTTGTTGAGTCCCAGCAGCCATCAATACACTTTGGATAGCTTTACCTGCAGATCGTCCAGAAGCACCCCGTGCCCTTTGCCTACCCTCAGCAAGTATTGCTTCTACAGCATTACCTTGAGCTTTAAAAGCATTATCAATTGATTTTTGCTGAAACTGTAGTTCGTTTAATCTACGTTTATTGCTAGCAGTACCTATAGCTTGACTACGCTCAAGTGCATACGCAGCTTTTGCAAAAGCAGAAGTATCCATTGCTGCATGTAAATCCAATGCAAGACCTTCCCTAGCAAAGTTAGCTGCGAGTTGAGCTTCATCAAAGGCACGACCAGCATCGTCTTGAGCGATCGTTGCAGACAGGATATTTAAGCCCATTTGGTCTTCAAACATCTGCTCTGATCTATTAAACGCAGCTACCCTATTTACATGCTCATACTCTCGCATGTGCATTTGGTGTTCCCAACTTTGAGTAGCTAATGCCGTTTTAAAGTTATGTACAACATTACTTTGATATCTCTGTAAATCTACAGTAGCTTTAGCGTATTCATGTTTTCTAAGTGTAGAATCCCAATCATAATTATAAATATCAAGGGCTTGCTGGTATTGTTTTTCAGCAGACTTTTTAGCAGCAGCATTTTGTTCACTGTTTGATTGAACACCTCCAATTATTCCTGCTAAATTAGCAGCAAGAGAGATGCCGCCCAATATGGTCTCAATGGCCATTTACATTCTCCTATAGAATCGTGGTGAATAATTACCTTCCCACATCATTGAAATTAGTGACACCGGAAAAGGTGTATCACTGTATAATCGGACAGAAACATTTTCAGACCTTTGATGTAAAGGAACTGTGAATATATTCTCCTCTTCTAGCGGTACATCATCCGCCAAATAATAGTTAGCATCGACCGAAGGTAATACATCTGTCCACTCAGTTCTACCTTTAGCTTGTATTTTAAAACCGAGGCCGCTAGAAAGTCCTACGGAAAATTTCATTCTGGCAATAGTGACACTTGCAGTAAAGTCTGTAATTTCACCTTTTTGACCAGTAGTTAAAAAGATAGTAGGCAATTCAATATCATAATTAAATTTATAACCAACAATAACGTCTGACGCAACACCAGTTAAATCTAACTCTGGGACAAGAAAGTAAGGTCCAGTACCATCAACACCACGCTCTGGTGAGATAGTAAAACCAGACTGTACAGGACCACTATTGGCAGTATTAAAGTTATTAGAACCACTTCCTTTGATAATCAAAGCTGGTGTCAAACTAGAAATATCATCATAGGGTAGATAACACTTAGAAATCCTGGTAGTAGAATCATAAGAGACAGAGCTAGCAGGAGCATACATATCAAGATAAGGGTTGATCTGCTGACCATTACTATTAACCAAAATCTCATCATCAGGAGTTTGGGTAAGACTTGCAGTCAACAACATGTATTTACCACCTGCTTCGACAACACAATACATTCGATCATTGTCAACAACTGCTTGATGTACTTTGCCAGGCATATACCAACGATACCAAGACTGTACCAGTGTTTCTGTGCCGTCATTGTATGTACGATAGAACCAAATATAGTTGGAAGAAGGTCCAAATAAAGCAATAAAATTATTTGAAGTACTGGTGATTAGATCTTGAACAGTATCAGGAACCCATTCAGCGACAATACGGCTGATATCGACAACAATAGGATTCTCTTGAGAGCCTCTCGTTTGCATAGCAAATACTCTTGAAAAACCAGGAGTTTTACTGACAAATGCCAAGGTGCCACCACTATCAACAGGATCGATCTTTGGATCCATTTCGTAATTAGAGATAGTTCTAATTACAGAAGAAGTAGGGGTCAATACTTGATCATCAGAGAACATCAAAAACTGCTGTTTCTGGCTAAACAAAACAAGACCTTGAGCTGTAGGAAGTACAGCATGCAGGACTGCAGGTTTAATACTTGAACAATTAAGATCTAAAGGGTCAGCATCAGTCTGAGTTAATGCAGATATATGGTAAAAGTTAAAGAACTCACTTGTTTGACTCATTGACACATTGTCAGAAGTCAAAAATCCAAGTCGATTATTGTGGAAGAAAGTTTGCTGAATCTTGTTGTTAACAAAACTAGGGTGACTGTTGCTTACATCATCACCAGACAACCTGGCAGTATAAGTAATAGGCTGGAATACAAAGTTATTTAGACTTGTATTAATTAGCTCATGAGGCATGGTTGTTGCATCAAGACCAGTTGACACACCAAAGCCAACAGTTTCTTCCCAAAAACCATCACCCGAAGAACCGTTATTAGCAATAAACTTTGCGTAATAGGTATCATTGGTTGAGTCAGTATTGATAATCTTTACTACCCTACCTGCAACTGATTGTTCAGGTAATTTAGCTACTGATTCAACTTGATCTGAAAAAGCAGTAAATAAGGAAGTATCCTTACCGCCTTTAGCTGATACGCTAATTGCACTAGAACAGCTTAACTCAATAGTAGTGTCAAGCGTAGTAACAGAAAGACCGCTAATACCTAATGTGTTTATTTGCGTAACGATGTCATTTAGGATGTCATCTGCTGATAACGCTTTGTTAGTACCACCAGTGCTAAAGTTGTCAGCATTACGTGTGGTGATAGTAGCTGTTTGACCGTTAATAGTGACTTGATATTCAGCACTATATTCAACCCCTGTAAGCTTGAGAGTATGACTCAACCCTGCAGTATAAGTTGGAGCAGGAGTTGCGCTTACCGTAAAAGTATTGTTAGTGATAACAGAAGTATCTTGTACGGTAACAATACTGTAGTTGTCTTTTGTAGTGTTTAAATACGCGGTCGGGTTGTAAGAGCTAATGTTATTGTTTGAATAAGTAACTGTAGCTTTTACAAAGTTACCGTTTGCATCAGGAATAGTGTTCCAAATATGGATGTCGCCAGATACAATACAGCCAACGTATCTCTCGTCATCATCTCTATTGATATAAAACCAACGGGCATTATCTAACGTGCTTGCAGCAAAACTTGTCCCGTTACTATCCTTTAGTATATCAAGGTATTTAAATCCCGGTCTTTTAACTAATCCCAATGTTGGATCAGGATATGCATTTAAACATTCTCGTACTTGACCGGGAAGTTTTTTTGAATCAGGTTGACGACTTACACCACCGAGAAAATTGTTGATTCGTTGTGTTATTGCTGCCATTAACGGAAGAGTGCATGGAACGGTTTGTAGCTGAGATATGAATTATTTCCACGGGGATGCCCAAAGAATGTGTAATCACCTTGATTGCATTCGTATTCAAGTGCCATTGCACGGTTGTAAGCTTCCTTCTGACCGAGCATTTGATATTGAGTTGCGTCACCTACAATTCGAGAAGAAGCAATTGTGGCTGAACGAGCAACAATATAATCTTGAATTGGCTTAGGTAGATCAACCCAATCAAATAGCCATACAACATCACACCTAATTTTTTCAGTGAATTTATAAGAGTGTGCAACCTTGTCATACAACTTACCGCTTCGCCTGACTACATCTAATGTTGTGTATTCAGGTGCAGGGTCAATTTGAAGAATGTTGTTGGGAATTAAAATTTCATTATTAGTGTCTGGTGTAAACTCAAAATCGTACTCAATATTGTATGTCCATCCTTCAGCCTGGACTTCTTGAGACACCTGTGTAAGGGTGCTATAAGCAATCGCAACGTCCGGGTTGGTTTGATCAAGAGTAGTCACAGGTGCTTGACCACATGACTGCAGTATTTGATTTACAGCAGGAAGTTCCTGTGCAGAATTAGTGGTAGGAAAAGCCATATAATTAAAAAAAAGGGACCCCGAAGGATCCCTGTAGAGAACGAATTATCAGAATGCAGAAGGAGCAGAAGCACCTACATACAGTTCAACAGCAGCAGCGGGGTTCAGGTAGTCCGCACCCATGGCCAAACGGCCAAGGATTACGTCACCCTGGTAGATCACTGATACATCATTACTAGTCACTTGGACCTGGGGGCCAATGGCTTCAACACAACCGGCTGCTTCCTTCTGGAAGATCAGACCAGCAGATACAGCGCCGAACTCAGAGCCGGTGCCGTAGTCGTTGTTGATGCCTGTCTCTGCGCCGGAAGCATCTTCCAGTGCAGGGTTCACAAAGTCACCAGTGTTACCAGGATCAGTCTGTCCAGTAGTACCGCCATACTTGGTGCCGTAACGGCCCAGGAAGGGGATGTTCATGGACTTGAAGATCTTGATACCAGCGATCTCAATGATGCCGTTGCCACCTTGCAGGGTGGTGCCTTGAGAATCGCGGTTTACCAGGCCGTTGGAACCAACAGCTTGGATCAGTTCGTAGTACTGACGGGGGTTGAGAACACCCACACGTCCGTCTTGACTGATTCCTTTTTCGTCCATAGCAGCGGCAGCGTCGTAGAACGCAGCAACCAATGCAGAGGAAGAGAAAGCGTCAGACTCATTAGTGGTAGAGCCCACACGAATCTGTGTACCACCGGGCTCAACGAAGTTGGACTTGGTGATAGGTGACGCCTGACGTGCTCCACGTGCAATTGCACGGAAGATCAGACGGTCATATTTTTCTGCAAGCGCATAGCCGATCTTGCGGGACACCTCAGACCTCAGGTCATAGTGTGCCAATGTTTCATCGAGATCGTATAGAAAAGCACTAGAGATGAGCAGATCATCAATGGTGATGGTCTTCTCAGCCACCGGGGGCGCACCATCGGTGTTACCGAGGATGGCGTTGCCAGGTGTGTGGTACTCAGCCGTTGTACGACCGGTATAGATGAACTGCAAAGACTTGCCGTTCTTAAGCGTACGCTTCATGACAAGGTCACGTGCGATCGCATTTTGCTGGAATCCTTTGAACATCTCTCCACTGAACAACTTCAAGTAAAGAGCGCGTGAATCTCCAGCACTATTAGACTGGCCAGGGCGTGTAAGTTGCGTGACCAGTGTAGAATTTTGTTGTGCCATTTAAAGGAGTAAGTGTATGTATAACCAACTCCAAGATCTTGGAAAA